AATTGCATCTTGCAATATGGTTTCTTTGGAAACTTGAGCAGCTCCAACTCCAGCCATAGTTGGCTTAACTTCTTCCATCTTAGGAAATGCTTCTTCAAACTTTTTGCTTAAAACGGCTTTAGCTTTTGATCCACCTTCAGAAACTTTTTCAAGAACCTTTGCACCGCCAGGAATAGCAACAAATTGCTCAGGATCGTAAATTGCACTCTTAACAACTTCTCCAGCAAATCCTCCAGGATTCTCTGCGATTGCGCTTAATGCTTGTTTTGTAGTTTCAACAGGGCTTTGAGCAAATTTGCTAACACCCTCAACAAAGCTCTTACCTTTTTTAATTAATTTTTCTTCGGCAGCTTTTTTATCATTTTCAGTAAAGCCTGGGATGCCAAGGCTAGAAGCTGTATATTCAATAACAGGAGCTAATAAACTCTTTTCTTGCCAATCTTTTGCAGATATTTCAGACAAAGGTTTAACAAATTCTTTGCCCAATTTTTTAGACATTTCGCCCATTTGTTTGATAGCTGGTTTTTCAACTGACTTACCATCTGAAGGCGCAACATCGCCAACTTCAGTCCAAATATCAGCAAAGTTAGTGCTTGCAGGAGCGCCAGCAACTGTTACTGATGGGCCTTTAGCAACATAAGCTGATTTAGGATTTATCTCAACATGAACTGGATCTTTAGATCCGAATGGTCTATGAAGTCCAAATTGATCTAAAAATGCAGCAGGAACTTCAGGAGAAATATCCGCAGCCATGCCTTTTTCATGCAAACTTGTGCCAGGCTTTGCCACCAAATTAGGGTTAGATTTTCTTTTTCCAAATAGCTGTATTTGTTCTTCGGTTGATCTTGCTCCGCTAGTTAAAGGCAATTCTCTGCCTGTTTTAGCTTGCCAAGCATCATTAGCAGCTCTAAGCCTGCTAGACATATCCTCATTTAAACCGCCAAATCTATCAACTGGCGCTGCTTCCCAAAGATCAGCAAAATTAGCCATAGTTATAGCAATCCAAGTGATTTAGCCAATTTAATCTTATCGCCCATTCGTCTTTGTTCATCAGGACTCATAGAAGCCTTTAGCTTTCTGACTTCTTCAGGAGTAGATTCTTGGAAAATACGAGAATCATTGATTTGATTAAATGTATTCATGCGCTTTTGATATTCGCCAGCATCTTGAACATTGCCCAAAAACTTAGCTTTAGCTTGGTTCATGCGCTCAACACCAATAAGCTGATCTGCCATTAACTTAATAGCACCTTCAGTCATTTTCTTATTAGGATTGGCAGCTTCAGCAATTTGTCTAGCCATATCAGTATTGCCACCAGTTAAAGTAAGCATTGCTGAATTCTTAGCCAATTCGTCTGTAGCAGTCTTTTCTGCTGTATAAACATCCATTCCAATAGCTTGAGCAATACCAGCAGCAAGTTCTTTTCTAGCACCGCCTGTGCTTGTAAATGATTCAGGAGCAAGCCTTTTAATATTTTGGAAAATAGCAATTCTAGGTTCTGCACCTTTAGCCAAAGCAACAGTTTCAGTTAAATCTTTAGAGGCAATATCTACTGGAGTCGCTGTAAATGCTACATCAGCTCTAGTTGGATTTAGCTTTTTAGGAGCAAACTGATTGTTCATTTGGCTAGTAGCACCACCAGCAGGAGCTACAGGAACGCCAACAGGAGCATTGCTTTCGCCTGGGGAAACAATTTGATTAGGCCCTGATTTAAGACCAATAATCTCACCAGCAGCATTAGTAGTGTATTGAGGAGTTTGAAGTCCTTGCTGACCAGTTGCACCAATACGAGCCTGAATTGAATTCAGCATATCCTGACGAATATTTCCTGCTTGGTTTGGATCATTCAGCATTTGGAAATATTTAGCTGTGATGGTATGAGCCATAGGAGGAGGAACTCCTTGCTTAATCATACGATCTGTAGCACCAACCAAAGCATCGCCAGCAGCAGTAACAGTCTTATGATCTTTGGGATCAATTTTTGCCAATCTTGGATCATTTACTAAAGCATTTGCTTCATCGGCAGCAATGCCAAAATAATCTTTTTGTAGCCCTGCTTTTGCTTTTTCAGCTCCAGTAACAGCAGTTTCTGATTCAGCTACCCCTTTAGCTATTGAAGGCTGTAAAAGGGCTTTTTCTCTTTGCAAAGCAGTAGAAGATCTTCCAAGATCAACTAAGTTTTGTAAAGACATTGCCTGTGGAGCTTGAGCATTTGCATAAATGCTTGCATCAGGTAGAGAGCTAAGTGCTGGCATGATTTATTCCTTATGCTACTGTATATGAGCCTGGAGCAACATTAAACGAACCGCCTGATGTTGGAGCAAATGATCCTCCTCCAGTAGCATTTGCGTTATAGGCTGTGTAATTATTGTTGTATGCGCCATTTCCAGCTAACGGCTGATTCATATTATTTAAAGAGTAATAAGCTGCTGCATTTCCTGCTGTGTTAGCAATGTTTCCATAAATATTGCCTTGGGCAATTTGTGAGGCAGCTTGAGCATTACCAGCAGCAGAAGTTACATTGGCAATATTAGTGCCAGTTCCAATCATTGCATTGGCTTGACCAGTAGTTGCAGTTAATCCCATATTAGCAATATTTTGCAAATTAGAGTAAATATTTCCACGCTGAGTTTGGAATTGATTAAAAGCAGTTCCATATTCTCCTGAAGCAAAATTTTGAGCATAATCTTGTAACGACTTTAAAGCGTTTCCTCCGACAGCTCCACCGCTTACATTATTAGCTTGTAAGTTAGCTCCTACACCTTGTTTTAACCTAAATTCATAACCTGGCGCTAAATTAGCGTTTAAATCTTGATTATTAAATTTTCTAGTGAAATAACCACGATCAAATCCAATATCGCTAGGAACTGTAATTTGGTCTGATGGCGCTGTAGGTGCTGCAACTGATACAGGAACTTCCATCCGTTCACCAGTTGTATTGTTGTAAACAAATTGATTGCCTTCGGATGGCATAACAGTTGTATATTTTCCCCCTAAACCATCAGGAGGACTAAGGGAATACCCTGCTGGAACATTAGAAACAGGCGCTCTTACAGCACCAGCTCTTTGTATGCTGGTATCTCCAAGGCCATAATTCAGCATATTTAATGCTTGAACTCCTTTGGAAGCATAAGGATTATATACATCAGCAGCTCTTTCGCCACTTGCCAATAATTGACCTTGCGCTCTAGCTGCTGCATCGGCTTGAGTTTGAGCTGCGCTTTTAGTTGCTTGGCTAGTCATGTAACCGCCAATAACTGCGCCTCCTACGATTGCTGTTGCGACTGCTGACATTTAATCTCTCCTTATTGCAAGGCTCAATGCTTGCCGATAATCAATAGTAATTTCTTCACCTAAATTACCACCTTGACATCCATTTATAGCCTTTTTTGCTACCAAATCAATATTGCCATTATCTCTTAAAACCATGATTGCGTTAATATTTTTTGAATGATTTGTATATCTTCCAATAGGAGTTCTTTTGCCATCAATACGAGCTGGAGCAATTACTTCGCCTTCTTCAATATTGCCTGTGGCAAATACACCTTTGCCATCAATTCTTGAATTAGCCACCATTGCTTTGTAGCTTCCAAAAGGCATAGGAATTTGATCTTCCATGTTTTCAGTCTGTTTTCTGACTGTTTCATGGTCAAAACCAAACTCTGCTATTGCTAAGTAATAATCTGCAATATCAGGAGAATGATCTAAAGTAAGAAGCAATTCCTGTGATTTTTGGCTTTCTTGCCAAGTAATGCTTTTGTTTAAATATGTAGCTTCTAGCTTTTCAACTTCAATTTCATTGGTTGAATAAACATTTTGCCAAACCATATCTTCATGGATATAGCCTATTTTGCGACCTGGCTTTGAAACAAAAGTCTGAGGAGCTACCAATTCTGTATGAGATCCATCCTGATTGACCATTGTTACTCGACCTTTAAGCATAATATTTAAATGCTCAGTAGTCTGATAATGACCTATAGAGAATGTTCCTGCTTGAATAGACACTTCTCTGATGTAGATATTGGGAGCAAATATATGCTTAACAGGGCAATCAGCCTGTTTTTCTTTTAAAAAGTGCTTTTCAAGCTCTTGCACCTTTTGTTCTGTAAGGACTTGAAGTTCAGACATTGTAATAAGGAACTTTATAAATCCTGCCGTTTACAGACATTTCAATAAATCCTACAGGATTTGCTGGCAAAACAGCCCCTCCTGATGTTGCAGATGGCGATGTTTTATTGAAGTTAAGCAAGTTTGCAAAGAAGATCTGCCAAGCCCTTGTCGGTCTTTTAGTCTGCTCATCCATAAAATCAGTCTGTGGATAAGGATTGTCTTGGCTTGGCCCAAATATTTGATTAGCCATTAGTTTTCCCCTACAGATGCTTTTAAGTTAGCAGATACTATCACCGCTTTAACAGGATCAGTAACCACTACTTCATAGATCCGATCTCTTGCCTGACCTAATCTGCGCCAAATAATACGATTTTGGTATTTACCAACCTTGCCAATACCAGCCCAATGCTCATTTGACCATGTAGAACCGCCATCATTTGACCAACGGAGCATAGCTTGAGGGTTTATACCAATGTCGTTATCGCCCAATGGGAAAGTTTCAATGCCCTGCAAACCAACTCCAGGCTGGAATTGGATCTGCAATTCATCAAAATACTGCCTTTGGAAGTCTGCTACCAAGTGAGGGCATCTACGCATCCTACGGATATGCTGACCATTATCGGTATAGTTATTAGGATCTAAGCGATAAATCTGCCCATTCTCCCAATCTCCTACCAATACTGAGCCTTGAAAAAAAGCAGCGCAGTTTGATCTGTGGCGCTTATAGTTGTTTTGGTTATCGCACCAAAGCCATTTATGCCACATTTGGGTAGAGCCGTCATATACCCAAGTTAATTCTAGGCTTGGGAATGTCACTACATAGCACTCATGCCCCTCTAATTGATAGGTATAGGCTACAGCATCGCTAATATCTTGATTGACAAGGGTATTTTCTACCGCATGAGTTGAGATACGCTGTGGAAAATAGCCGTTCATTTGCACAATAACTGCTTGACCACGATCATTTCTTGAAACATAGGCAAAAGAATTGCCAAAACGAGCCATGCTAAATTTGGCAGCTATTCCATGTTGGCTAGATGCGCCAGGGATGCGCTGGAAAGGAAATGGAAAAGTTCCCACATCAGCCCAAACCTCTGAAGTCTTTTCACCTAATAAATAGATTTGACCATGATCCACGATCAATGAAACGAGATCATCAGGCCCTGTAAATTTACTAGCAAAAGCCAATCCATAAGTAATGGGGGATAACAGATCAGAAGAAGCATATTGCTGAGTATCAGGTCTGTTATAGACAAAGTAGTTATCTACTACATCAACAGAAGATCCTCCTGCAAATGCTCCATCTGAAGCTGGTAATTCGCTAAAGTTGAGCGCATACATAGTTCTAGAAGTAACAGTTTGGCTATTATTAATAACATAGTTACCAGTAGATCCAGTTCCTGTTCCAAAAGTCAAAGTAAGGGTTAATCCTGATCCTGCGCCATCTGATGATGTAGAAGCGTTGTTTGCAGGATTAGATGTATATTGCCCTGAAAAAGTCCTAGTAAGCCCTGTAACAGCTCCTGAGCCTCCAATACTTGTTACTGTATAAGTAGCAGGGCTAGAACCATAAACACCGCCCAAAACAGTAATATTTTCGTTTACAGCATATCCTGTGCCAGCAGTAGCAATAGTTTCGCTAAGAACTGTTCCGCTACCTAATGCAGTAATGATGGTTTTAGCCGTTACTGTAGAGCCTTGAATAGTTTGTCCAACATACAAAGTTCCGCTTGCTACAGCGCTTACAGTCAAAGTAGTTCCTGACATTGCACCAGTAATAACCGCAGCTACTGTAGCTGAATTCATGCGAATGGCAGTAGAAATGGTTTGGCTTTGATTAATAGTCCAACTTGTTCCTGACCCTGAAACAATAACAGTTTCATTAGAAATACCAACTCCAAATAGAGCTTGATTGGCAGCAATAGTTCCTGAAAGAACCCTAGTTACAGTAAGAGTTGTTCCGCTAATTGTGCCTTCAAATACAGCAGAATTTGGATTAGAAATGCGCCATGTGTAGCGATTTGAACCATCTACAATATAGACATTAGTGCCATTATCAGCAATGCTAACTTGACCAGTAGAGGTATTTAATTGCCCAATAATGGTTGCTGTAAAGTTTGTTCCCATTACATAAACATAAGGGCCACATACCGCTACAAGGTAATCTTGACCTGAAATAGCTCTCATGCCTCTAACGGCTTGAGCAGTTTGAAGTGTTACGACATTGGTTAAGCCTGGAGTTGGATAAAGCGCAACAACTCCCCTTGATCCTGGTTGTTTTGTAGGATCAACTTCAGGTCTAAAGTTTATACACTCCTGAGCATCTTGATAGATGGAAGGAGCTTCATAAGCCGAACCAACAAAGCCAAAATCAGCCATTTTCCAACCTTATCTAAAGAATCCACCATTAAGAATCCAGCCAGCATCTTTTTGACGGCTAGAGAGCATTGCATCAGCAAACTGAGCTGATTGCATTGGTTTCATGTTGGTGCGTTTTAGGGTTGCTTTAGCTTGTGCAGCATAAGCGTTAATCATCGTAATTTGAGTTTGTGAGGCTTTGCCATACATAGGCATCAAACGCTCTGCCAAACACCATCTAAGAGCCATTGAATAGCCTTGTGGCAGAACTATATCGTCATACATAGTGCCATAGTTACTGAATATGGTTTGAGCAAACAAATGGACTTCGCCTTGGGATGGATTAGGCCATAGGAATATGTTGCCTGATTGCTCATTTGCATTGAAATAAACAGCTTTAGGCCAAGGGCCATTCAAAGTTTTCAGACCAATAGAGTTGTAGTTATCTAAAGCCAAAATCGCCATTTGGTAATCTAAACCGCCATTGGCAATAGGCTGACCATTGGAGCTAGTGTTTACCCTTACATAGGCAGAATCTAATCCTAATGGTTTTTGATAGTAAGCAGTTATCGTTGTAGGAACAATCGTTCCAGTAATAGTTGTTGAGGCTACTGTTTGGGAAGCGCTAACTGTATAAGTACCAGTTCCACCAGTTCCAGTAATTACAGCAGAAATTGTTGTTCCAGCAGTAATACCAGTTCCGCTAATAACTGATCCCACATTGACTGCGCCTGAAGTAACGGCAGTTACAGTAAGAGTTGTGCCTGAAATAGAGCCTGTAAATACTGGGGTTTGCGTACCCTGAACAATATTTAAAAGATAAGTACCCTGCTCATTCACATTGCCACCAGCTCCAGTTAAAGAGCGAACAATGCGAGTTCCAGCAGTAATGCCTTGAGCTTTAAGATATTGACCTTGTGCTACAGCTCCTGAATTAATGCCAGTAACTGTCATTACATTGCCTGAAAAAGTAGCAGGAAAAGAAGCGCCAATGAAGTTTGCAGTAGATGGATCAGGGCCAATCGTATATTGAACTTGACCTGGCACAACTGGGAATATGATCTCAGTTATGTTGAAAACCATCATATCCTCATTTGACCATTGGTCTATGAGGTCATTCATCATCTCAAAAGCATCTAAAGCAGCATCGGCTGAAGGTTGCTCTCCAGCCTCCAAAGCGCCAATGTCTTTTAAAGCTCTGCTAATGATGTCAATAGGTTTTGTCATAATTTATCCAATCGTAAAAGTATTGTTTTCCCAAGGAAATTCAATCTTTTTACTGGTTTTTAATGCTTCTAGCTGTTTTTCTAGGTTCAATTTTATGATGTTTACATCATCTTGGGTAGTATCTTGCTCAATCCAACGAGTTAAATCATCTTCTTTAATTTCTGATACAGGCTTGATAATTGTGCCTTCAAGGAAAGTATGCTCTCCTTCAGTTTCAACAATATTGGTTTCATCTTGTGCTTTCAATAAATAACGAACTTTGGCAATCGTTTGATTACCAAATATTTCTAGAATTGACCATGTATAGGTAATCATCCAATTAATGCCTTTACTTCATCTTGAGTTAAGCCTAATGCAGCTAGTTTAGATAGTGCAGAAGCCTTAGTATCAATGGCTGCTTGTGCTTTAGCGGCTACTGTTGCTTGTGTAGATTCCCATAAAGCATCTAATTCAGCTTGTGTAGGTTTAGGGCTTGAATCTAACCAATCTAAGCCTTCATAAGAATCGCCATCTAATGACCATTGGGCAGTAGGGTAATTTGTAGAAAGAATTTGTGAATAATTAATCATCCTGCAATCTCCATAACAGTAATTGTTGATGCTTCTCTGCCACTATAAGTATCAGAACTATTTAAATCACCATAAGAAGAATTGATAACAATATAATAAGTTCCACCTGATTGGCAACACGCTTGCAATGAATAAGTTGTTGAGCTTGTAGTTGCTGGAGAATCTAAATATTGAAAACCAAGACCACCATAAGCAGTATTAGTATCGGAAGTTCCAAACATTCTAAATGTAGCTTGTGGTCTGCTACCTGCCGCACCGCCAACTCCAATAGCAGTTCCAGCACGAGTAAGTCTAAATAATTGAGAGCCTTGATTGCTATTTGATGCTGTAGCACCCAATGAAACCATTACAAGAATTTTGCTAGTAGAAAATTTAGGAGTTATAGAAACTGATAAACCAGTAATATCAGTAAAAGATGCAGATGTTGTTGAAAAAGTATCTGTTTTTATTACACTTTGAACTTGTAAAATACTACCAGCACTAGCTTGTGTAGTAGCGTTGTTAAATGTTAGACCATTAGTTCCATCAATAATCATGCTCATGGCAAAGTCCTTACATATTCTTTAGCTTGGTCAATAGTCATTACATTGCCATCAGCATCTTCTAGGATTGAATCATTAGGGCTAGTATTTAAGCTAAATGAATTGCCATCTTCTTGAACTGTACTGCCAGGTTGTTGATCTAATACGGCAGTTTTAAAGGCTTGGTAGTCTGTGTTGTCAGGGTCAAATGGTATGCAAGCGTTATCTGATAAACAAATAACTGCATTTACTGTTTGTGAAATTCTATTTTTGTGTAATTTATACATTTTATAATTCCGCAGAAACTGCTAACCAAGCATTATTAACCATTAAAATTCCTGTGCAATTCCCACCAGTTAATCCTGAAGAACCACCAAAGCCACCAGTTCCAAGTATATTTTTGGTTACAGAATCTATAGAACCGCTAGAAAAAGCACCTAATCCAGCACCAGCAGTATTTGATGGATTAAAAGAACCAATAGCCGATAAAGTACCAGTTGGTGTTGATCGCATTTGTACTGGTAAATCAAGTATTTTTCCAAACGCTGCTCCAGCACTATATGCTTGTAAATTAGCTAAAGTTATAGTTCCACCACTATCGTTTGTAAGTCTAAAATAATAGCGTTGGCAAGCACTTAATTCTTGGTTATATAAACGATACTCAAAACCAGTAGCAGAACTACCTACTTCTAGTTGAACACCAGTAATGTAGAAAGTTGCTCCGTTAGTTCCTACTACGGATGTTGCTCCTGTAGCTGACCATAAATTAGAAGTAGACCATGAGCCAGCAGTTCCACTATATGTAGAACCAACACCAAGACCAAAAACTAACAAAATACCAACACCATTAGTTTTAACCCAAGTTCCGCTTGTTTCTCCAGTAACATTAACACTAACTTGTGTCCAAGTATTTGCGGAAGAAATTGTGTAAGTAAAAGGATAACACCTATTTCTTGCTGAATTTTGTAAAGCACCGCCAAAAGTTCCAGTTAGTGAACTACGAACCCAAAATGACAAGGTTACTGTTTTTGCATCTGAAGTTCCCCACCCTAAATCAAGAGTATTTAATCCTTCAATAGCTTGAGCAACAGAATAATAGTCACCTGCTTGTACAGAATAAGCGGATAAGGATGTAACACCCAAATAATTATAAAATCCAACTGGTGCAGTTACTGACCCAGCGTTTTGTTGCATAGTATATTTTGAACCGCCACCAGTTCCACCCTGACCCCAGCCAGCCCATCTATCAACAGAATATTGATTGTCGCTTGTTGCAGTAACACTAGCACCAGCATTTCTTTGGTCAATAACCATTGCACCATTGATGATGCGATTCTTCATAATAGAAGCGTTACCAGCACCTAGTATTCCACCGCTTGTAGAAGTTGTTACTGTATCAACATTGATATTTCCGTAAGGCATTATGCTAATTCCTCATCTGTAGGTCTAGCTAGTGTAGGGTGTTCCCATTTAGCAATGTAATCGCCTTTGCCGTCTGAATCGTTTTGTAGTGTGATTACAGTTATAAAGTCTTTATCTTCAAGGCTTGGGTATAGTGCTTTGATTTTATTGTATAAAGTCATTATGCAGTCCTTATCATTGAACCGTTGAAATAAGTTGCAAAGTTTCCAACTGTAGTACTGTTTGTGCCAGGTGTTTGATAGCAATAAAGCTCTATATAATCTGTGCTTCCGTTGCAATACACTAAACCACTAGCTGTAGCACATATCCCTACTACACTTCCTGAAACAAAATTTCCATAATAAAAAATAGTTCCATTTTTATATATAGATGTAGCAGCTACTCCAGCCGTTATTCCCCAATTTACTGCACCATTAACTTGGTAATATCCAGCTACAGTAGGGGTAAAAGTAGAGGATGCAAAGTTATTGTTTGTATCAAAAACTTCAGTTTGTAATAAAATTTTTGTCCATGTCCCTGCAGCAACAGATTGAGTTGTGCTTTGATAAGCACTAAACGCTGGCATATTACCGCTAACCATTACTGTGCCAGTAGCGGCTGGTAATGTTGCAGTATTCGTTCCTGATACGGCAGGAGCAGCTAAAGTAATAGCACCTGATGTATCGCCTGAAATTACGACTGAACTCATAGAACCACCCACCTTTGACCTGAACTTACTGTAACTGATTGACCGCTTGCTACTGTTATAGGGCCAACACTCATTGCATTGTTTCCTGATGCAACTGTATAGCTTGCCGATACAGTAGTGTTATTAAGAACTAAGCCATTAGAAGCTATTACCTGGCTTGCTGATAAATCGCCTGTGCTTGGCTTATACAAATACTTTGCATTACTTGTATAAATCGTTGTTGGAGTTCCGCTTGTAGCAGAAGAAAACAATGGGTAAAGATTGCTTGCAGTAGTCGTATCGTTGCTAATTGTTGCACCTGATACGATGCCAGTTAAAGAAGATCCATCACCCAAATATTTAGTTGCGCTTAATGTTCCAGTAGAAGGGTTGTATTGGAGCTTGGTAGAGCTGACATTTTGAGTTGTAATATTTCCGCTTGTAGCACTTGTAAAGGCTATATAACGAGTAGCGTTAGTAGTTGTATCGTCTGTAATCCCTAATCCTGTGGCTGGAAGGGCTTGCCAGGTTGGAGCAGATGCGCCATTAGAAGTAACTACATATCCAGCAGTTCCAGTTGATCCAGCCAAAGATAAAGTGCTATTGATTCTTAATGTAGTAAATGTTCCAGCTAAAGGTGTTGTTCCACCAATAACCATGTTATCCATTGCTCCAGCATTTGTAGGTTTAATTTCGACTGAGCCTGATCCAGCAGGATTTATATGAACATGACCAGTTCCAGTTGGGCTAATGTCAATTTGTGCGTTTGCACCATTTAAATTAGCAGATACATCAACTGTTAAATTTGCGCCACCACCGCCACCCCATTGTAAGCAAGCAGTTCCACCTGAATTTCTTAATGAACCACCAGCAGAATTAGCAGCATCATAATTAGTGCCTACAAATTTAGTACTAGCAGTAATAGTTGTGCCAGTAATTGTATTAGCAGTAGTTCCACCAATAGCAGGAGGAGCTGACAAGTCTAAAGAACCGCCCAAGGTGAGGTTTCCGCTAGAAGTGACTGTACCGCTTAAACTAATGCCTGAAACTGTTCCTGTGCCTGTTACAGAGGTTACTGTGCCTGTTGTAGGAGTTGCCCAAGATGGAACACCTGAAGCCAAGGTAAGCACTTGACCATTAGAGCCAATAGCCAAGAATGTTGTTGTATCAGTTGCAGATTGATAAGGAACTGAACCAGCAACTCCTCCTACTAAATTGCTTGCTTTGGCAGCAGTTCCAGTAGTGTTTTGGTTAAATGTAGGCCAAGTAAATGTTCCAGTTGAGAAATTACCTGAAGTTGGAGTTCCTAAAACTGGAGTAACTAAAGTAGGACTTGTAGCTAAAACAATGTTTCCTGATCCAGTTACACCAGCAGCCAAAGCAGTAGCAACACCAGTTCCAAGCCCTGTAATTGATCCTACGGCTGGGGTAATGGTTGTATTGGTAACAGTAGTTACTTGACCGCTTGCATTAGTTGTAAATACTGGAGTTTGTGTAGCAGATCCATAAGTAGAAGCTGTTCCAACAGGAGTAATGCTAAATATTGTGCCAGTAAGAGTTAATCCTGTGCCAGCAGAATAAGTTGCTGAAGTAGTAAATTGCGACCAATTTACCGCAGTTACACCTAAAGTACCGCCAGGAGTTGCTGTACAAAACCAAGCTCCACCAGCTTGAGATCCATATTCAATAAAGGAAATGGCAGAAACTAGCTCATCCCATGAGTTAGCATCTAAAGATCTAGTCCAAGCAGTTGCAGAAGCCAAATAAATGCCATTATTAGCAGCATTTGACTGATTCTTAACTAATACTCGATCACCAGCTAAAGTTAAATAGCCATCAATCGTCTGCAATCCTGACAAAGTAATATTTGCCAATGTTGCAACCGCACAAGGTTGTTTCCAACTAATTCCAGCAGCATAAGACTGCAAAGCCAATAAATTGACTATATCTGTTGCGCCTACTGGTTGAGTTGAAACTGTTCCAGTAGTTGTTGCTATGTTGGTAAAAACACCAGTAGAAGGAGAAGTATTGCCAATCGGACTGCTATTTAAAGTGCTATTGGTGATCGTTAATCCTGATTGAATAGGATTTGCCGTTGCATAAAACGGCTGACCTTGACCAATAAAAGTATTAAATGACCCATCCGTATTGAAATAAGCCTGAACAGGCAATAGATTCTGAACAGATGAATCTGCTGGATTAGTCATAAATCATCCTTCTAGAACAGTTTTTAAGACTGATCGCTTACTGGAGTTATATATACAAGTGCAGGGCCTGCTGCCGAACCAATAGCAGAAACTTGAAAAGAGTTTGCTGGAACGGCTAAAACAGTAGGCTGAGTCATGGATGCTGGAAGAATGTAAGAACCAGTTGCGCCATCAGCACCAATAGAGGCTGTAACAGCCGTAATTCCTGTTGGTGAAATCTCAATGGCTACTGTATTTGCTCCAGTATTCAAAAACGCTGCATAGTTGCTAAGAACATTACCACCTACAGCCGAAACAGTAACGGCTGCATGAGCTGTTGCTGCTACGGATAAGGTAGTTGTTCTTCCTGCTAAACGAACAACAGTTGTTAATGACATGATTTATCCTTAATTAGACTGCTGTTGCAGGCAATGGGCCTTCAATACGAATAACATCAATAATGTAGTTACCAGCAGCAGGAGTTAATGCGCCTGCTGTGCAATTACCAAATTGAACGCTTAATGTATTGGCTGCTGAAACTCTAACATCAGCAATAAAAATACCAGCAGTTTGAGCGCCAGTACAAGCTATGGCTACATGATCGGTTGTCAATAAGCCAGGAACAGTAAATGTTTGGGCAGCAGTAATATTAGCAGCAACTTCGGCTGGGGTAATGGATGGCTGAATGTAGAAAGTGTTAAGAGCGTTTCCACGAGCAAGAGTGGTTGATGGCATGATTTGTCCTTTATATAGGGGTTTGAGGCTACCTAAGTTTAATCGTATATTATCGGTTTCGCAAATAGTTTCCAAAATGACCGACAAATGTTTTATTTCCTGTATGACCCATTTTAATTTCAGGATCGCACCATACTCTACCGCCTATTTTGCTCCATCTAAAACAAAATGAATAGTCCTCACCATATTTCTTATCGCCTTCAGCAATATGGGCAAAAAGATCATAAAACAGATTATCTTTAGCTCCATCATGAAAATATTGTTCAGGATAGGCTTTTACCATTTGCTCTAAACAATTACGACTAATCTTCATAAATCCTGTCGCAATAGCAGCGACTTCTAATAATCCTGTTTCAGGATCTGCCCATAATTCAGGCTTTTCAAGGTATTTAATAGGAAATCCTAGCTCATCAATTCGATAAGGGTAAACACCGCCTACTAAATCTACTGGATGATCTACAAGCCTTAAAAGAGCGCCTTTTTCCCAAGCTACATCAGAATCCACAAAAACAAGGCAATCAGAATCTGTTTTAAGGAAATTGGAGGCTATAGCGCCTCTACAATCGGCTATATAAGCGCTTCCTATGTCATCAATAAGGGTAAATGTATCACCTCTAGAAACTAGCATTACAAGATCGTTTACAAGAGATCTCATAGTTGCCATATAAACTGAGCCTGTATAAGCTGGAATAGCTATGGTTATATGCAATTTTCTTTCCTTCACAAAAGAAAAAGCCCTCCCTTTTTGGGGGAGAGCTTAGTTTTACAACATAAATTAGGCTGTTACACCGATGTTCTGTAAGGCAGTAATGATGCTATTAACTGCTGTAGAAATCGCTGTGCCAGTTGCGTTTGTTGCAATAGTAGTAATTGCAGCAGCTTGAACAACTGGAGTTTCGCCATAAAAGCCAATTTTGCCAGTAGCAATACCGAGTGATACACCATCTGCGGCATTACCATTGAATAAATAGACTGTTGATACTGTTGATGCTGGGCCTGGATTTGCCATGATTTAGTTCCTTTCTAGTCCAAAAATTAAGATGCAATACGGCAAGCCAACTCAGGATAGAGTGGGGCCCAACCATAAAGAACATCTAAACGAGTAGGAATAGAGTCATTGTTAATGGTGTATTGACGAACTACACGCATTGACAGACCGATTTCCTTGTCGGAAGCACGACCAGCAAAATGAACACCTTCAGGCAACTCAAGATCGGCTACTGCGAGAGTAAACGCATTTTTGTGCATAAGGATGTTTTGTGGGCTGGTTGTACCAGTTGAGTTAAAGAAGGCTACAGCTTGTGCGCCTGAGCTAGTTACGCTGATGTTTTGGAACTGACCAGCAGAAATAGGAGCAGGAGATACATTAACTGTGATTGTTCCACCTGAACCGCTAACGGCTGTGTTCACAACAAAGTTACGCAACTTACCATAAGACTGACGATTTTGTGGGTTTACTGCAAATACACCAGCAATGGTGAATGTATCGCCTTGATTCAAGCTAACAGCGTTAGTCAAAGTCAAAGTGATGTTTGCAGATGAAGCCCAACCGCTTGTCAAGAAGCCAGTAGCTGTAGTCACATTGACTGTAGCTGTTCCAGCAAATGAGCCGTAAGTTTGGTTCACAATGTTCTGATCCATCTTCCAGTTCATACCAGCAGAATCTCGACCCATCAAACCTTTACGATACTGAGTAGAAATCGCTTCTTGTGGCACAAATAGACCCTTCAAGCTATCAACGATAGTTGCGCTTGAGAATGGATCAATAATGACTGATCTACGACCATCACGAGGAGCGCCTTCAGAATCAAGGTAAGCACCAGCGTTTAGGAAGGTAATCAAGCCAGTTGGAGGAGTGCCTGCTGTGCCTACTGTGTTGTAGGTAGCATTTTTAGCCATTGTCAAACCATCTAAGTCGATTTTGTTGGCAATAGCAGCAACTGCTGGTTTCAAAACACGATCAGAGAACATATCCAAGCTCAAAGCTAAATCTTGAGTTGTGAATTGTGTATCCACATGGAACTGAGTTGAAAGGGTTACAGGAACTGAAGTTTCGTTGAAATCTTCAACATTCAATGCAGGGCCTGTTGTTCCAATGAAACGACCAGGTCTGCGAACATTGACTGTGTTACCAATTTTTGCGCCAACTACGGCAAATTGGTCATCATAGTTACGATCTACTTCAGAAGTGAAAGTTAATTCGTTCTCCAATACCATCAACGCTTCGTTGGTGATCTTGGAAATAGTTAATAAAGTATTGCTCATTTTCTTTTTCCTTTAAAGAAATTAGGGTTTTACCTGATCTTCCCTGCTTTTCGAGCTGCTTTCC